AGAATTAAGAGCCGGAAGCAACGCCCCACTGGATATTGTTTTGCTTGCCCTGGACGGTGATCTGAATGACTTCACTGGCAGGAGCGGTGATTTCATTCATCTGCCAGCCAGACAGGGCCAGCACCATGTTTGCGGTGCGACCGTTTGGCAGTTCAACGTAGAACTGAACCGTCTGACGGTTTTGCGCAACATTGAGGAAGGCCGCAAAATCCGTGTTGGAAGGATCATCAATAAACCCGAGCGACTTTTCAGGCCCTTCAGGCAGGTCAGAAATAAACTGTTTGCTGGTATCAATGAGCGTGGTGCAGTCAACGAAGCTGCCCGTCTGTCCCGTTGCGCCTAGCGCTTTACAGTTAATCAGCGGTTTCATCGCGGAAACCGCCGCGCCAGCCGCGCCCCACATAACCACGGTGCCAGCAGGCAGCATCGCGTATTCTGGCGAGGTTTTATTGTCAGCCATGATTTATCTCTCTGTTGAAATGGTAGCGGCTGCTACCCGTTGTTTTGAATGCGGTCCCGTATTTCAACCGCGAGGATTCTGAGTACGCGGGATTTGTTGTAGTCCAGCGCCGGACGGATAAAAGGAGATGGAACCTGTTTTATAGTGCCGAACTCCTGAGCCAGCGCTTTAATGAAGTGCTGTTTACTCGGTCCGACACGAAGCACGACGACTGCAATGCCTTTGGTGCGGGTTGTGGAACGGATTTTGATTGAGTCACGCATGTGCGGCCCCTTTGCGGACTCGTCGTAACCTGCATGCTCTTTCATGTCCTGCTCAACGATTTCAAGTGCAGCGCGGCCAGCGTCACGCAAAACTTTTGTACCGGCTTTTTCACCCAGGGCGATAAGCTGACGCTCAAGCTCATCAAGCCCGGTTGCCTGCATTGTGATCATGATGCACTCTCCGGGCAGTAGAAAATAAAGTCCCTTGAGCGGCGATACTTTCCACCATCATCAGGATCGAAGCTTTCAGCAATCCCTCTCTTTTCGACATACTGGACCGGATACCCACCAATGTAACCGTGAATTACATTGCGCCAGGCAGACCAGAGAGCAACCTCCATTTCCTCTGTTCGCCTGTAGGAAGACGAAATGAAACTTATCTGAAAGCGAGCCGCTATCGGTCCGGTTCGTACCAGACCCGTTTCAACTGAGGGATCGCTGATTAACTGCATGGTGATAAACTCAGATTCGCTCTGAGGGCCGATAAGCGGATAGACCTTTACGCCAAGCAGAAGCTCAATTTCACTTTTGAATTCACTGAACACGGCTGAAATCCTCCGTACAGAGCAGTTCAATGTTACGCCTGTCTCGTGTCGGAAGCGGTGCAGTGACAGTGAAAATCCGGCCCTCTCCTTTACCTGTCAGTTCGATAAGACGCGTCGTCGTAGCCCGAAAATCGAAAGCGTAACGCATATAAATTTTGGTTGTGACTGAAGACCTTTCCGCATTGCCGCTTATAAAATCACGCCCGGTCACAGAACGAATGTCAGCCGATACCACAGGTGCTATAACTTTCCAGCCAACGGGCTGGCCATAATCATCCCTGTCGTCACTTTTGACTTCTATCCTTACCCGATGTCGTAAACGTCCGGGCTCCATCAGCTTCCCTCCTCCGGTCTGGTATCGGCTACACCACGCCAGTTACGGCAAGTAAACATCATTCGCTCAGCCGCTTTATTTTCGTAAAGCTGTACTTCTCCCTGCGCAGTTCGGTGTTCAAACATGTCAGCAAAAACAAGGAGGACCGCCCCCTTTACAGCAGCGGGGATATCAGAAGGAAGTTTCCAGGCGGGCTCATCACAGTACCGGACGCAGTAATCTAAAGCGGCCTGCCCGTAAAGTGTAATCAGCTCATTACGATCATCGCCTTCAAACTCAATCTGCTGCTTCAACAGATTCAGGCTTATGACCTGCAGTACATCTATCGCCATACGTTAAAAAGACGGGTTTCCCCGCCTTCCCTCATCAGGAGCCTGAAGCAAAAGAGCCCTTGATGATTGCTTTAGGGCGATAGTGAGCCAGAGCAAGACGCTCTTCACACAGGATGGTCAGCATGTTTTTGACAAAGTTGTCCCGGTCTTCACGGCTGACCTCAACCGTTGCATCCATGCGGTCCCAGACCTGAGAGGCCATGTCAAAACCACCGACAGTAAATGTGCCGCTGGCCTGAGAACGCGTAGGCACAACAGGCAGGCCCCACATGTTGTTGCTGGTGAACGCCTGAGGACCGCCAAAGATATAACGACCGTCACGGTCTTTTAGCAGTGCGATGCTGTGCCAGTCGCGGGGGTTTAGGATGATACCGGACGCGCTGAATTCAGACTCAGTAACCTGGTAGATGGCATGAGCAATGATGTCAGCACGCGTATCCCCGGAGGCATTCAGAGAAACGTCATACGGTGTGGCCACCGCGTTCAGACCTTCAAGGTTGTCACCTTTGCCGTCTCCGTTCAGCAACTGACCTTCTTCTTTCAGCGCCAGCCCGTACATCAGGCGGTTGTTCACGTAAGACTGCAACATCGGCGCATCGTCCATTACCTGACGGGATGCCTGCACCCAGTGTGCGATGGTTTTTACATTGGCGGTCTGCTTGCTGAAAGTGATATCAGATTCAGGCTTCAGCGCTTTTTCAGCAACAACATCGGCGTTGTTGGTAAAAAGCTCCTCACGCACATATTCCAGGGAATTACTGGAAATACGGCCCTGCGCCAGCAAATCACGGATAGTCAGACGACGCAGACCGGGCATAACGATGCCAGGCACCTGCATTGGCTGAATCAGGCTACCAGCCGAACCGGCATCGCTACCCAACGACTTGTTGAAGGTTTTGGCGTCAAAGGTACCTTTGCTGCCGTTCCATGATTTCTGCAACTCTTCGGCGGCACGCTCCGAGAAAGATTTTTTCTCACCCGGATTTTCCGCCCCTGATGCAAGCTTCTGCTCCAGGTCAAAAAGACGTGCGCCAGACTTCTGCAACTCATCGTTAACCTTTGACAGATCGTCCTGAAGCTGTTTGGAAATACGGCCAGTGCTTTCGATTTCAGATTTCTGAGCATCGAAAAGCTGAGACATCTTCTGCTGTGACTCTTCGATAGCCTTCTGAATTTGAGCGAGTTCGGACATGTTATTTACCTAAATTTGATGGAAAAGATTTGATGCTCTGAAGCAGAGCGCTGATTTGTGCTTCGTTTTCGCCGCCCCCGGACTCGCTCCGAATCGCTGACTTAAACCGGGCGATTAACCCGACTGCCTGTGACTTAGTGAGGCCGACTGAATCCCTCAGCCAGTTCTCCACGTCACGAATGGTTTCGATGCCGTCAATGCTTTTCATGGCAGACACGCCAGCAAGCTCGTTGGCCGGAAAGGTGCAGACGCTGATTTCACGCAGCGCCGCGATGTTTTTGAAAATTCGCCCGCTGGTACCCAGCGAGTAATCGTCTTTGGTGACGGAAAAACCGACTGACATGCCGTCAACCGTGCCATGCTGCATAGCCGCCTTCAGGTCAGCCGCGCCGCTGTGCCCCGGCGTCAACTGGCCGCGTACATACAGCCCCTTATCGTCTTCCGCCAGGCTGTCCCACTTTCCAACTGGCAAATCCCATGTTTTATGATTAAAAAACATGGCAACCTTGCGACTCTGGTTGGTCAGGGCATTTTTGAATGCGCCTGGCAGAATAATGTCGCCGTCTGAATCCGTGTTGTTGAATACGGAGGCGTAGCCCTCAAAAATCCCCTGCTTGCCGTCACCGGAAAACTTGATTTCGGTTTCTTCAAACGCCAGCGTTTTTACGATCTCAGCCATCACGGCCCCCATAAAAATTAAGCCCCGTCAGTGCGGGGCTCTTTGTTGGTACCTAAATCGGTGATTGGCACATACTGTGACTGGCGCATTGCAACATCTCCGCCTGGCAGCGGAGGAAGGTTATCTGTTCGCCGCATTTCGTTGATGGTGCGTAACCCGGCCTCACCCATGGCCTTCATGAAGGCGGCGCGGGAAGCGGAATCACCACGGAGCAGGCCGTCAAGATTATGCTCTGCGTGATAACGGCCAACATCAGCAGGCGGAATAAGCCAGCGGAGGATGCTGTTTTCCCACCGGGATATGTATGGCTGTAGCGTGTACTGAAGAAATCCAAGGTTTTGCTGTTCAATGCCGCTGCCCCAGCTCGTGGATTTTTCCACATCGCCGACCAGGTGCGGCGGAACCCCAAAGAACCGCGCCAGCTCACTCACCTGAAACTTGCGGGAGGCCATCATTTCAGCATCCTGAGGTGTTACGCCAATTGCTGAGGTTGAAAACCCGGCCTCAAGTATCCAGAGACGTTTTTTAACCGGACCACCAGCAATCTCTTTAAAGTTTTCTTCAACCTGAGAGCGCTGCGTTTCGGTCAAAACTTTTTCGCCCGTTGAGAGAATCTGCGGCGATTTAGCCCCGTTCGCAAAGAAGTCACGCTGCTGATCCTCCATCGCAACGGCCACGCCCGCCGATTTACAGGCAAAAGCTATTGGTGACAGTCCCGTAAGCCCGGTAAAGCCAAAACCTTTAAGATGGAAAATCTCTTTTTGCGCGAAGTCGGCATAACTACCGTCTCGCTGATAGCGGTAAACAAGCTTTTTACCGTCCATCCTTACGTCCATATTGGCCGACTGAAGCGGTAACAGGCTGATAACGTTTCCTGAACTGTTTCTTTCGATCAGCGCATAAGCATTTCCGTAGAAGCAAAGCTGCATCGTCATGGCCTCCCGAAACTCCTGGGCGGTCATATACTGGTTAGGTGAATAGCGCAACAACCGCGCCAGAGGGTTGCTCATATCAACCTTGTTTCGGTTGTTTTCTTTATCCGTCTCGAACACATCAAGTGGCAGACATGATGTCAGCGTTGAAATCAGACTCACACAACGCCAGACCGTCGATATCTGTAAAATTCGCTCGTCGTTGACTGCGGAATCGCCAAGGTGCCCGGATGCAGACACCGGACCCGACTGCGAGCCCTGATTAGGCGTAACTAAGCGCCCGCCGACGAACCATGACTGAAGCTTTGCCCACAAACCGTTATTGGTCCGTAGATCAATTGTGTATTTCGGTTCTTCCATCACATGCTCAGCGGTCTGAAAATAAAGTCTTCAAAGTCACCACCCTGCACAGTGACCTCCCCGTTAGCCGCGCCAATGGACATGGTCATTGCGACCATACCGTCAATGCGGCCTGTTGCTTTGGATTTATCCAGCTTTCTGTTGCCCGCTGCGTCTTTGACGATCACGGCATTAACGGCGCACATCGTCAGCACTGGATTCATGCCGTGCCGGACCCGCCCGTTAAGCATGAGCGATTCAAGTGTGTCTACTGCTGGCCCCATGTCTTTAAAGCCCTGACCAAACTCAATGAGAGGAAGTGTCAGCCCAATGTCGTCGGCTTCCTTCCTGAACTGGTCTATACGCCATCGGTCAAAAGCCATTGAGCTGATATCGAAATCGCTGATGATTTCGGCGATGTCGCTCACCACAAATGAGTAATCAACGGAAGCGCCGGGCGTTGTGCGTAACAGCCCCTGCCTGACCCATACGTCATAAGGGACGCGGTCAGTTTTGGCCCGCTCGGCCAGCGTTTTTTCTGGGGTCCAGAAGAAAGGGAATACATCCCATATACCGTCTTCGGCCTCACCGGCTATCACCAGCGCGGTTAAGTCGTTCCGCGCTGACAGGTCCAGTCCCGCATACCACTTGCGCGGTGTATTTACCGCCTCAGCGCCGCACAGCTCCCAGATGCTTCGGGAAATAAACGGCGACACGGTAGACACGCGCTGATTCAGGTTGAGATTACGGAAGGTGTTTTCAAAGCTCGGCATTCGCCCTGCTTTCTCAGCCTGGCGGGCCATGTCTTTTTCTGACCTGAAGGTGCCAAGCGCGGGATTAGCAGCCAGCCAGGATTCCCGCTTACTGATATCCGCTTCTTTTGGTGCCTCATAAACATGGCAGACAATATGCGGGTCTTTCGATTTGACCGCGTCGTCTATCCAGATGCTTAACAGGTCAGCGTCATTCGCCGCCTGAGTACTGATAACAATAAGCAACGGGTTTTCATGTGCGCCCTGCGCTGTGGTGATCGCATCAATGAAATCGTCCTGCGACCCGCGCACCTGTCCGGTTTCATCAAGGATTGCCAGTATCGGAGACAGACCGTGGGTGGTTTTCCCTTCAGCCGACAGGGCTTTGTATTCAACGTTACAGGGAAGCCCGATAAGCTTTTTACCACTGGGCGTAATATGCACAATGTCCTGAAGCTTAGGATTCAGGTTGACCATCTTTACAGCCAGGTTAAAAACGATTGCCGCCTGCTCCCGGCTCAGTGCCCCACTGACAATTTGTGAGTTCTGCACCGCCTCTGGCCCAACAAGGTGCGCCAGAAGAATTCCGGCTATCAAACCTGTCTTGCCATTTTTGCGGGCGATGCTGAGGATCGCCATATCGGTGCCAACAGGGTTATCGTAAATCGCCAGAATGAAAACTTTTTGAAACGGGTCAAGTCGCATCGGCTGACCAATAAGCTTTCCCTCCGGCACAATGCAAAAGCGCTCGATGAACGCTATTACACGCTCACCTCGCGTCATAGAATTTTATCCGTGCTGGGGAAAGGCAATCAGGTTGTCGTCCTGATCCTCATGTTCATCTCTGGTATTCCGCGCATCACGATCATTCTGATTGCGCTTCTGCTGGTCACGACTTTCGCCGTTGGTGGCGTGCGAATGAATCTGCAAATCGCGGCGCTGCGCCAGAATGGTTCGCTGCAATTCGGTGATTTGCTTGCGAAGGTCTTTTATTAACGCTTCGTTACGTGCCTCACCTCTCACACGCTCTTCTTTGCGCAAATCTTTGCGTAAAACGGTGATATAGAGCTGATTATTTGCCAGTTCAGCAGCAGCCAGAAGGTCAGCGGGCGTCCAACTGTCCAGAGCTTTCGATCTGATATTGTCGTGCCAGAATGGTTCGGCTTTTTTTTCCAGACCCGCATGAACCGGGGGCTGGATGGTGTCCACGGTTGCGTTTTGCATGGCCCGAACTGCCGCCGCCGAACTGTCGGAGCGGGTTCTTTTTTCTGCCATATGTCAACACCCTTAAAACTGAAAAAATCGGGTTAGCGTTAAAATCAAACTTTGGCGGCGGTCATTTGGGGCCTTCATTCTGAAGTTTTGACCTCCCCCCCTTCCTTTAATGAGATTCATTCTCATTTTATAGGTGGTGATGAGATTAATTCTCACTTGATTTAATTTATAGTTGAATAGTTTCACTTTGTAATCAGTTCAGGTGCGTCACACTGTAGCTCTGCACCAATCAATCCCATCGCAATGGTTGCCTCGCCATTCGGATAGGCTGACAGCACTTCACGCATGGCCTGTTCGGCTTGCTTTACTTTTGCCTGACTTTCTTCTGGCAATGAGGCAATCAGCCCCTTGAACATCAGGACTGTCTGTTGGTCTTGTGTCATTACTTACTCCAGTGAGACGCGGGGTCCAGAGGGTAGCCATTAGCATCACAGCCTATCGCTGTCCCGCTCTTTTCCATTCTCTGTTTGGTTGAGTCGTGATGCGCTTTGCACAGTGGTTGCCAGTTCTCTTTACTCCAGAACAGGTGCTGTGCTTTCGATATAGCCAGCGGATTGCCGGACTTGAGCGCATCTTTAAGCTTGTGGGGTTCGATGTGGTCAACGACTGTGGCCGCTGTGATTCGCCCCTGATCTTCGCACATCACACAAAGCGGATACTGCTGAAGGAATCTAAGTCTCGCCTTATCCCATCGGCTTCCGTAAATGCGTGGCTCTTTACTCATGCCAGCCTCCAGGCTCTGCGGCGTTCTGTTCGCGGCTCATTGTCCGGGTGGCGCTCAACCGTAGGGAGGTCTGCATGATCCACCAGCGAATAACACGGATAGATAACCCGCCCACCATACGCATCACCGACAGCATAATCAGCGGCCAGCGTCTTATCCCATCGGTCTAGTATCACAGGAATCTTATACTGTGGCAGGCTGTAGCATACGCCGTGAATCAGTCTTCTCATGACCAGATAATCCGCTCGGGTGCGGTCTGCATCTACCAGCATGCCCGCAATTTCATGCTGATATTGGGGCGGTCTGCCGGTCCCCAGATAAAATGACAAAAGGTCATCAGGGAACCGATTAAGCCAGGCAGAAACCTTATCGGTGAAACCATTAACAGGCATGGCATCATCTTCCATAATCACTACACGACAGTTCTGCTGGCCTGCCCACTCGATAGCGCGGCGGTGATTAGCATTGGCACCACCATCTTTATCATCAAGCAGGAAGTGCGCATTAAGCACGCGCTTCAGATTCATCACTGCTTCTAATCGTGAGTGATGCGCCACAATGGCAAACTTTACTTGTGCTTCCACAAGGCAAACTCCTTACCAATGCCGTCAGACTTAAACACGGTATGTATACGCGGGCCTGTCACCAGACGGTCACGGTAACGATGAGCGACTATGCCGAAAGCGATCATGTCGCCAACGGACGATGCTGAAGGCTCTTTGCCCCAGAACCGCAATGATTCGATGTGGTAATACAGCCGGACAATGCCATGTGCTATTGCCATCACATCATCGCGGGTGCCACCCAGCAGGCCAGCGTTTAACATCACATCATTGCGATGCTCATCAATGAATGCCTGACAGATGGCTTCAGGGTGCGACTGCTTAGCCCATTGATCGGCGTAGGTCTTGGGCTCAGAGCCAACGTAAATCTTGCCCTCTTCCATTTCCTGCCAAGGCTGCTGGAGCATTTCTACATCAGTGCCATCGGTACACCAGACAAAATGATATTCAGGATGATCGCGTAAGTGCTGCCAGATATGCATCCAGCGCCGAAAGTAGACGTTCATCTTCACATCCGGCACACGGAATAACTCGGCATCAGCCGGAACAGTCTCCAGCTCATCAGACAGGACGATGCGGCCACAACCACTGAGCGAGTCCGCCCATTTAGCCAGCAGGTCAGGTGAAGGTGTTATCTTTGTGCCGCGCTGCGGGTCCGGCTGGCTGGTCAGTAACGTAGTGATAACCACATTGCGCTTGTCGCGGTACTCTGCATATCCGGTGTAGCCACTGTTACGCCGCTCATTGTGAATCGTCACATTGCGCTTAACCTGTGCTTCACGGTCTGGCTTTGGTACGGAACGCTCAACGGCCTGATGCTCATCAAGCGAGTAAATAAGTTTTTCCGAACCGACCACATCAGCGAACGCCCATGAGGTCAGCCCGGCGTTGTGAATGCGTAACGCTAAATCTGAATGCTCGTACATGCCGCGCTGATAGATGGGGTCAAAGCCACCCACCTTTTCAATCACGCTGCGATGGTAATAAAGCATCACGCCGCGCTGGCCTGTGTAGGCAACGTGCTTATCGTCACGGTATAGCACGGCAATGTCGTTAAGCTTTTGCCCCGTGGCGAAATCCTGAAACTGATAGGCCAGATGCGGTTCGGGTGAATCGATGTAAGGCTGCTCCCACCCTTCAGCTATGGGCCATGCATCATCATCCCACAGGAAAAGATGCTCACAGCCAGCATCCATCAGCGCCTGTAAACTGGCGTTTTTTGATGCCACTATGCCGCGTGACACGTCACGGCGAATAACTCTGACGCCAGCCGGAACAGTTACCGGAGTGTTTGACCCGTCATCTATCACAACCACCAGCCCGCCAGCAGGAAGGAACTTAAGCTGATGCTCAAGAGCACGGGATAAAACGTCATGGCGGTTGTGTGTGCTGATGGCCATACCGATATTTGATGCCCGTTCTGTCACTGGAGCATAGGCAATTCCATCAATCACGACTTCCATATTCACTCCAATAAAAAACCGCCCGGAGGCGGTCAATTATCATTTACTAGAAACTTCAGTGCGATGCACGAATAATCATCTACCGGACCAGTTCTTCTCACCCTTTTCAGCAAACTTGCTAAGTAACTGTTAGGGTTTGATAGTGTGTTTTCAGAAAATCGTGGTCTTTTTTCCCAAAAGTGATGTGCCCCGTCTGACATAACAAATATGTGTAACTCACCATATTCATTAATCAGTTCATCTATTGGGATAATGATGGTTTGCGAATCAAGCGGTATCAATTTTGAGATAGCTGTAGTTAACGTGTTTTTTACACTCATTGTCTTCAATTCAGACTTTGTATAAATCTTTTGCTCAAGAAGTTTTTGATGCTGTGTATGATCGTTCGTAACTTGTTCTAATTTGCCATCTTTCTTGACGTATACCCTACAGTCCCCTACATGGCCAATTCGCAATTCTGAAGACGTTATGTGGCAGAAAGTTAAAGTTGTTGCAGCCTCAGAAAATGCATCATCTCTGCTACTGATAGAGGCAACTGCAAGTTTAATTTGGTCAAATAGTCTTCCATACCCTTCCTCACCTTCAGGTAATTGAAGCCGCGATAAGGTTCTGATAGCCATTTGTGAAGCCTGCTCGGCACCGATATATGAACCTACTCCGTCAGCAATTCCAAAAAGATACCCACCTTTGACAGCGATTGGAGGCAACAAAGCATCTTGATTGGTTCTTAATTCGCTTTTACCAAAACTAAAAAAGCCACAATCTTGTAGAGTAATCATAAGGCTTCCCTTTCTCTAAATTCGTTTAGGTCAGAAATGATTTCGTCTACAGATTTATAACGGCTTGCTGGCTTCCAAGCTGTACACTTATCGATTACCCTCCTCAATCCTGGAATGTTGAGATCGTCAATAATTACCCCAAGAGCAAATACATCAGTTTGAACAGAGTAGAGCCCTGCTGATAGTATTTCAGGAGCCATGTACTTTTGAGTTCCCATCGCGGTGGCAACCTTTGTTAGTACCTCCGACGCCCCATCTTTGCCTGCATTTTTGACTAACCCAAAGTCTGATATTTTATATGTCCCATCTTTGAATCGCAGCACATTTGAAGGCTTTAAGTCCCTGTGCAGATAAGAAGGCTTTCTACCTACAGGAAGATCTCGTTCTTCATGCATATAACTCACACCTGAAAGCACCATAAAGGCTATGTCTAACCTAGACGAATCGCTAAGAGTGCCAGACCCTAAATCGTCGCTCAAATCTCCGCAGGCAAGATCCATGACGAACCATGGATTTTCTACGTTTAAATTATGCAGATAAATGGGCGCTACGTTTGAATGAATGCATTTAGCTTGGTAGTCAACTTCTCTTTTGAATCGCCTTCTGAAGTCATCCTTATTTAGACCATGCTGAGGCGCAAGCACCTTTTTGGCATAGTCCCCGCACCTCACCCCATTTATGTTAAAAATCTCAACTTTTTCGACGTATCCGAAGCCTCCGCGCCCAATCTCTTCAATGGACTTGATGACGTAACTATGATGCCTCTCTTCCATAATCTATCCCTGAATAACATTTGTAAGTAAAATTTAATGTTATTTGAGAAAAATATCTATCGCCAAATGCTATATGTTCTACTTATCGATTTATTGCTGCAACCCGACTAATTAATTTCTATATTGCGGATGGCAGCGCGGTCAATATTGCACTGAGCCACTATGCCGTATAGCTCTGCATTGAGGCTCACGCTGTCACCGAACAACATTGGATCGGGCGGCGCTGGTGCTTCAATCGGGCTGGTCAGTTCTGCCGGAAGGTTTAGCCGCGGCTGGCTGATTGTCCGGTACTCCACTTGCGGATTTTGCTGCACTCCGCAACCTGTCAGCAGCATCAGCGGGGACAGGAGCAACAGCGCACTTATCCGCTGCAAGATATTGCTTGATTTCATTCTGTAGTTTCCGGTTCTGCTGGGCTGTTACGGCGCGTTGTTCAGTGACCTGCCCCATTACTTCATTCTGGTGCTTAACTGCTGTCACAAGCTCGTTAACGCTGGTAGCCAGGCCGTCATTCTTGGAACGCAGGTCGTTAATTTGCTCGTCTTTGCTGTTCGCCAGCTTCTCAAGGCGCTGGTTGGTTGCCTCAAGCTGTGAGCTACGGGCATTCAGCATCCAGAGTGCCAGGCAGATAAGGCCAATGACTAAGATGTGTGAATAGTTTTTGATGAACGTGAAAGCGGCCATGCGACCTCCTGCTGTCAGACGAGATCGAGCGCCCGAATAAAAACGTCATATTCGTATGGCTGCACGCCGTTCTCGTGCTTGATTATTGCCTGCAAAAGCGGGAACAGCTTGCGGCTGTCCGTCAGGTCGATAGGCTTATCAGCATCAGTACCTGTAGCCTGCGCCACGCTGCGGATATAAGCCTGCGTGTCATTCTCATTAGGCGGTGCCCAGCGCTTGATGATGCCCGTAATAGTTTTAAGGCCGTATTTGCTCTGGTAGTTGCGAAGAATAATGATCATCGCCCGAATGCCAAATTCTGGCGCTTTGAACTGGCAGAATGATTTATCGCTGCGCTGGCCTTCAGGCACCAGACCTTTCCAGTCATCGCCCCAGCGGATATTGCCTGGATTGTTATTGCGTATGCCGCGTGAATTATTGCTGCCCGTCATTAGGTTCCCCTGATTTTCTGTCTATCCACCCGCGCAGTCTGGCGCTGATGTAGTCATTGCCGACATACCCGATGTAAACCGCGAAAACCTGTGCGGCTGCGTCTGGTATGTTCCAGTTGAAGAGCGCGCCGACTACCTGAAGGGTTGGCGCGGCGAAGAACGCCAGCGCACTACAGGAAACAGCGTCGAGCACCCGCTTACTCCACGGGCTTTTTGCATAGGCACTGCGTAATAGTGAAAACATGCCTGCTACCCCGGCATATCCCCATTCTGTTTTGTGGGCATACAGCCACAGCAGCACTGTGGCCCAAAAGCCCGGGTCTTTTTCTGGAGGCATGCGCTTAGTTCCCGCCACCGGAATGATGGCGGCTTGTCGTTGAGGAAAAGATTTCGCATCGCCACGGCGTCAAAGGGTAAGTGGTTGCTGATTGGCGAGCGCAAAAACGAAAAAAGGCCGCACGATGGCGACCTCTTGGATTTTGATCGGGCACAAAAAAAGCTCACATATGTGAGCTTAAATGTTTCCGAACTGTTTATTTTATCTAACCAATCCGATATGTTGGTATTGGATTTTCCCTGTGTTCGCTACTTAGCATCTCCAACTTCAGATATCTTCGCAGGATGGTGAAGTTGGAGACTTTTTTTCTAAAAAGAGCCTTGATTCTTAACTTAAGGGCCTTCAAGAAATCATTTAGTAAAACTAATGCTTAGCCCCAATCAGGACAACTAATCTTAAGTACAATTTTAACTATACTAAAGGATAGAAAATTAAGAGTAAGCCATTCCTTTTCAATAAGATAAAAACGTATTCTTTCGTAAATCCATTCATCATAAATCCCTGACGCATTCCGCGATAGTTTCTTTGCCCGTCGGCAACAGGGTTAATTTTGCTGTGAATATCACAATATGAAAGGCGCTACAGGTTTGCAGTCCTGGACAGAAAGGATAAACCGTCTGCGCTCAGTGCCTTTGGTATTGTGTGGAAATGAAAAAACCCCGCCAGTTGGCGAGGTTTCTAATTTAAGAAGCTATGCGTTGTTACCACTCTTAACAGATTACACAGAGAAATTCGTAACGAAAAGCAGATTAAGCGGTTTTTTGAAAAATAGTTTTCTGAGTCGCTTCATCCATCTCAAGCCGGGCATCTGTCATCAGTATGCAGG